AAGACGATTTTTACGCAACAATAAAATTTAAAAATGGTGAAGAGATATTTGCTAAAGTAGCTCCTTCAGAAGAAGAAGAGGAAACTTTTTTAATTGTTTCAAATCCAATAGTAATAAGTGAAGTTAAATCTAGAATGGGAGTAGTTGGATATAAACTAGACCCTTGGTTAAAAACGTGTGATGAAGATATGCTCATTGTTAAAATGAGTGAAATATTAACAATCTCCGAATCAAAAAGTATTGAAATGATTATGATGCATCAATCTTTCATTAAATCTAATGAAAAAGATGGAAGCAATGAACCTCCAATATCAAGAGAAATGGGATACATTTCTAATGTTAATGATGCTAAAACTCTTTTAGAGAAGCTATATAATAGTAATTCTTTTCAACCTCCACAAAGGTAATTGTACACAAATATTGGAGGGTTGTCAAGTAGATATATAAATGTTATTATTTGTATATGATGATAATATAAATCTATGGTAACTATTAATATGACCAAGAGAAAGCGTTCAGAACACTATGTAAACAATAAAGAACTCTTGGAGGCAATGATTGTTTACAGATCCAAGGTTGAAAAATCTTACTTGGAAGAATTTGGTAAGGATCTTAAAGAGCTTCCAAAACAAGAAAGAGCAAAGAGATGGAAAACAAAACCACAGATACCTAGGTATATTGGAGAGTGTTTTCTTAAGATTGCAACACACTTATCGTTTAAACCAAACTTTGTAAATTATATGTTTAAGGAGGATATGATTTCTGATGGTATAGAAAATTGTGTTCAATACGTTCACAATTTTGATCCAGAAAAATCTCAAAATCCTTTTGCTTACTTCACTCAAATCATTCATTATGCTTTTCTTCGGAGAATACAAAAAGAGAAAAGACAACTCGACATTAAAAATAAAATTTTAGAGAGATCTGGATTCTCTGAAGTTTTTGATGATAACAATACCATTGAAGGAAATAATTATAGTGAATATAATCAAATTAAAGATAATGTTCACAGTAAGTTGAGGAGTTGACAAAACACGATAATTTGATTATGATAGGAGCCCTAAAGTAATTAGTATGAAAGTTGCCATTATTACAGACACCCACTATGGATGTAGAAAAAATTCGCAACTTTTTCATGATTATTTCAAAAAGTTTTATAATGATATTTTCTTTCCATATCTAAAAAAAGAAAATATTAAAACTATTGTCCATATGGGTGATGCTTTTGATAGTCGTAAAGGTATTGATTTTGCAGCATTAACTTGGGCAAAGGATAATATTTTTGATATAATTAAGTCTGAAGGAATTAAACTTCATTTAATTGTTGGTAATCATGACTCTTACTATAAGAATACTAATGATGTAAATGCTGTTGACCTTCTTTTGAGAGAGTATGATAATATTGAAGTATACTCTAAACCTAAAGAAGTAAAGTTAGACAATCTGGATGTATTTTTTATACCTTGGATTAATAAAGAAAATGAAGCAGAAACTTTTAACCTTATTGAAAAGACAACTAGCAAGGTCGCGATGGGGCACCTTGAGCTCCAAGGATTTAGAGTTAATCGACAAATCATCATGGACCATGGTGCTGATCGCCAGTTATTTGAGAAGTTCGCCAAGGTCTACAGCGGTCACTATCACACTCGATCGGATGATGGACGGATCTATTACTTGGGCAATCCCTACGAAATGTTCTGGTCAGATGTCGGTGATAGGAGAGGATTCACCATCTTTGACACAGAAACTCTGGAACATGTTTCGATAGATAATCCTTATCGTCTGTTTTATAATATCTACTATGAAGATACAAATCATCAAACATTTGATTTTAGAGAGTATCATGGAAAAATTGTAAAACTTATTATAAGAAAAAAATCTGATACTAAAAAGTTTGAAAAGTTCATTGATAAACTTTATAATGTTGGAGTTGCAGAATTAAAAATTGTTGATAATTTTCAACTTGAAGAAAATAAAGATTTCGAAGCTTTTGAGTCTGAAGACACTCTTTCTATTTTGAATAGATATATTGAGGAATCTGAAGTTGATTTGGAAAAATCAATTTTGAAAAATATGATTCAGGAAGTTTACAAGGAGGCTTGCGAATTGATTTAATGTATATCTTAACACGCGAAGGTAAAGAGGATGAAGGTGCATATTCTGTAAGAAATGAAGTTGGGGATAATATTCTTTACATCTTCAAAGAGAAGGATGATGCCGTTCGTTTTGCTATGATGCTGGAGGAAGATGGTTCATCTGAAATGAGTATAATGGAAGTTGAACCAGAAATGATAATTCCAGCTTGCCAAGTGAATGGATATGAGTATATAATATTTACATCTGACGACATTGTAATACCTCCTAAAACCGTAAAAAATGATTATATTTAAAAAAATTAGGTGGAAGAATTTTTTGTCTACCGGACAGCATTATACTGAAATTGATTTTCAAAAAAATAATACAACTCTTATTGTCGGATCAAATGGTGCAGGAAAAAGCACAGTGTTGGATGCATTGACTTTTTCTTTATTTGGAAAACCATTTAGAAAAATCAATAAACCTCAATTGGTTAATACTATCAATGAAAAAGATTGTAGTGTAGAAATTGAATTTACAATTAACTCCATTGAATGGAAGGTTGTGCGTGGAATTAAACCAGCAATCTTTGAGATATGGAAAAACGGCTCCGTAATGGATCAAAGCTCTTCTGCAGTTGACCAACAAAAGTGGTTGGAGCAGAATGTGCTTAAAATGAACTATAAGTCTTTTACACAGATTGTTGTTCTTGGCAGCAGTTCATTTGTGCCTTTTATGCAACTTTCTACATCAAATCGTCGTGATGTGATTGAAGACTTATTGGATATTAGAATTTTTTCTTCGATGAATAATATCATTAAAGAAAAGATGAGAACACTTAAGGATGAAATTAAAACTCTTACACTGAAGAAAGAATCCTTAAGTGATAAAGTGCTGATGCAGCAGAATTTTATTGAAGAGTTAGAGCAACTTGGTAAAAAAAATATTGAAGAGAAGGAATCAAATATTAAGAAACTTCTTGATGAAGAAAATAATTACATGCATAATATTGATTCCTTGAATAGTGATTTCCAAACAGTTGAGGCAGAACTTGAAAAGTATTCTGGAGCTACTGAAAAACTTCGCAAACTTGGGAATCTAAAGGGTAAGATTTCTAATAAAGTAACTACTATTACAAAAGAACATAAATTTTTTACAGAGAATACGGTTTGCCCAACATGCACCCAGTCTATTGAGGAAGAGTTTAGAATAAATAAAATTAATGACGCTCAAAATAAAGCAAAAGAGTTGCAATCTGGTTATAAAGAACTGGAGGAGGCAATTAAAGAGGAGGAAGAGCGAGAGCGTCAATTTTTAACTCTTTCCAAGGAGATTACAAAACTCACGCATGAGATTTCTAAAAACAATACTAAAATCAGTGGATGTCAGAGACAAGTCCGAGATTTTGAAAATGAAATTCAAAGAATTGCCAGCCAACTTAAAAATAGAAATATTGAGCATGAGAAATTAGAAGGATTTAAGGAGAATTTAAAAAATACTGATGTTGAATTAGTTGAAAGAAAAGAAAATATCAACTACCTAGACTACTCATACAACCTACTAAAAGATGGTGGAGTAAAGACCAGTATTGTAAAAAAATATCTTCCATTAATTAATCAGCAAGTAAATCGTTATTTGCAGATGATGGACTTTTATATCAACTTAAAACTTGATGAGGAGTTTAATGAAACTATAGAATCTCCAATTCATGAAGATTTTTCATACGCATCTTTTAGTGAAGGTGAAAAAGCCAGAATTGATTTAAGTCTTTTATTTGCATGGAGAGAAGTTGCAAGACTAAAAAATTCTGTAAATTGTAATATTCTTCTTTTCGATGAAGTTTTTGATTCATCATTGGATGGATTTGGTGCAGATGAATTTCTGAAGATTATTAATTATGTGGTTGCAGATGCAAATATTTTTGTAATTTCACATAAAACGGGATTGGAAGATAAGTTTGAGAATGTAATAAAATTTGATAAAATCAAAGGATTTAGTAAAATGTCATAGTAAGGAATTACTATGCAAATAAATATCGTTATAGAGGAAAAGAAACGATATGCTTTCTACTCAATACCGTCTTCGGTTAGAATTTATTTGTAAAAAAATTGCAAACAAAGAGGAAGTAAAACTAGAGGATATGATATGGGCAGAGAAACTATCTAAAGCAAATACAACTGCTAGAGAATGGTTGAAGAAAGCACGTCGTCAAGCCTCTCAAGATATTGAAGAGGGTAGTATGGATGATTTTATGAATAGGATGGGATTAGGTGACCCCGACCCATCCAATCACAAAACGGGGTTTAATGGTGCAGATGAGATTGTAGATTGGTTCAAACAAGACCGCAGCGATGATTGGAGGCAACGTGACTAAAAAACATATTCCATGGTGGAGATTACATCAAGTTGCTCAAGAAATTGATGGTGAGTTAAAACAATTCACTATTCAGGATAGTACTGGAAAAGTTTTTAAAAGAATTGTAATCGAGTACAAGGAGGAAAATTAATGCAAGCAGTAATCTATTCAAATGGAAGTCAAGAGTGTGAGAGAATGACATCTCTTCTCAAAACACTTGATGCTCAAATCTTGGAGTATAAATTAAATAATCATTTTACGCAGCGTGCTTTTGAATCGGAGTTTGGTTCAGAAGCAACATATCCACAAGTAGCTATTGGATATAATCATATTGGAGATATGAAAGAAACTCTGAATTTTATGAAGGAGAGAGGATTGTTTGGATGAATTTTGAACTGTCAATGGAGGATTACACCATAATCCTTAATGCTCTTCATTATTATAAAAAAGTTGAGAAGCGTGGTAATTTTTCGGATTTCGATGAACAAAAGATTAATGATTTGCGTGATAAGTTAGCATATCAAATTATTTGGAATAATACTGATATAGATAAATTTATAGACAAGGAGTAACATGAAACCTTTAATCCTAGTTGCTTGTTTTTTACCATTAGGCATCATTTGGATTATCATGAAACTTTCATTATGGATTTCAGCTATCAACGAAGAACAGAGTTATGTCAGAGCAGAATCCAAAAAACCACACGGACCTTATGTGGCAAACCCATATGAAGACGTTGATGAAGAGGAAGAGGAATATGGAGATCGAACAGATTATCGATGATGCACTTTATCAGTATTATGTGGTAGAACGTGGTGAAAAGGTTCCAAACTGGAGATACATGAAAGATGCTGATTGGTGGATAGAATATCTTAAGACTTTAGGTATTGACCCCAAGAATCCATGATGGTAAAATAGAAACCACCCCAAAGAACAATGCAAGTCCCAAACTGGAAGCACCATTCCAAGAAAGAACAGAAAAGAAAATTAAAACCGCAAGCAATGCGAGCACGGAAAGAAGCACTGTGCCAGTTTAAAAAGCGGCACATGACCTCGCCTAAAAGGCGGGGTTCTTTTGTATTATGGCCACATACGAAAGGAAGCGAATGACCGTCTCTCACGAAATCAAGTCTCAACTTGCCAAACTGCTTGCCACTGAAGACTTGGTGGTGGAGCACAAGAATGTTCAAACTGCCTGCTTCAATGTTCATACTCGTGTTCTGACTCTGCCAATGTGGGATAAAGCAAGCAACGTTGTATATGATATGCTTGTCGGCCATGAAGTGGGTCATGCACTTTATACTCCTGATGAGAATTGGTTAAAGGAGTACAATATTCCTCCACAGTTTGTGAATGTGGTTGAGGATGCTCGTATTGAAAAATTGATGAAACGTAAGTATTTGGGACTTTCCAAAACTTTTTATGGTGGATATAAAGAACTTTCTGAAAAAGATTTCTTTGAACTTGAAGGTGAAGATATTAGCAAGATGAATCTTGCTGATCGAGCAAACTTGTACTTTAAAATTGGTAACTATGTAGATATTCCTTTTGATGATTATCTTGAGATGCCAATCATTCGTATGATTGAGGGATGTGAAACTTTTGCAGATACTTTAATTGCTGCAGAAGCTTTGTATAAGTTTTGTAAGAAAAATAAAGAAGATGAAAAATTGAATGATATTCCTACTCCCCCTCAAAATTCTGGAAATTCAAACTCTGAAGAATCTGAAGAGACGAATGAAAATCCTGGTAAATCAGAGGGTTCTGGAGATTCTGAAGAAAAGAGTGATAGTAAGAATCCCTCAAGTGATTCTCCAGAAGTAGTTTTTCAGGATGAACCTGAAGTTTCTACTGCAAATAATCTTGAGGAAAATCTTCTCGATCTAGTAGATACGAATTCTTTTGATAGGGAAAATGTTTACCTAGAAATTCCTAAACTAAATTTGCAAACTGTTATTGCACCAAACACTGAAATTCATAGTACAATTGATAATTATTTCAATACCATTCAAGAAAGAAGTAAAGAAAGAAGCCTTGAAAGTGGTAGAGAAATCTTTAATCCATTTGAACGTGTAGATTCCAATTTTGCAAAATTCAAACGTTCTGCACAAAAGGAGGTGAATTATCTTGTCAAAGAATTCGAATGTCGAAAATCTGCTGATAGTTATGCTCGTGCTTCTGTATCTCGGACTGGAGTTTTGGATTGCACTAAACTCCACACTTACAAATACAATGAAGACTTGTTCAAAAAAGTAACTACTCTTGCTGATGGTAAAAATCATGGTTTGATTTTTGTGTTGGATTGGAGTGGTTCTATGGCTCCAACTCTTTTGGATACTTGTAAGCAACTGTTTAATCTTATCTGGTTCTGTAAGAAAGTGTCTATTCCATTTGATGTGTATGCTTTCACAAATGAATGGAATCGTACATACTATGATTATGAACAGGAAAAGTATATTCCTGCATCAACCACTCCACATTATGTAAAAAAGGAAGGTCTTCTTTCTGTTGCTAATCAGTTTTCCATGTTGAATATGCTTTCTAGCAAGTCTTCATTGAAAGAACTTGAGCATCAAATGTTAAACATTTGGAGAATTGCTTGTTATTATGGAAATGTTTATAGTTGCTACTATTCTGCTCCCGAAAGATTGAGTCTTTCAGGAACTCCTCTGAATGAATCACTTGTAGCTCTTCATGAAATTCTTCCTAAATTTCAGCAAGAAAACAAACTTCAAAAAGTTCAGTGTGTTATCTTGACTGATGGTGAGGCAAATCATCTCACTCATCATGTTGAGATTGCCAGAAAGATTGAAGAAGAACCATATATTGGGACTCGAAGAATTAGTCCTCATGTTACTTTTATTCGTGATCGTAAACTTGGAACTACATATAAGGTTGGATATGGTTGGCACGAATTCACTGACCTTCTCCTTCGCAATTTGAAAGATAAGTTTCCTTCTGTGAATTTTATTGGCATTCGAGTTCTTGCATCTCGCGACGCGAATAGCTTCATTCGCCTTTATCACAACTCTGATGATAAGGAATTTCAATCTATTCAAACTGATTGGAAAAAACTTAAAAGTTTCAAAATTACTAAATCTGGATATGATGCATACTTTGGAATGTCCGCAACATCATTGGCACAAGAATGTGAATTTGATGTAAAGGAAGATGCAACAAAATCTCAAATCAAGACAGCCTTTGCTAAAAGTCTTAAGGTTAAGAAACTAAATAAAAAAGTATTAGGAGAATTTATTTCTTTAGTGTCATGAAAACTTTTCAAGAATTTATGGTAGAATGTATTTCTATACAAGAGACATCTTTAAATAGAATTCGTTCTAAATCACAGAAAGGTGGAATGGCTATCCTCTCTGGACAAAGGGGGGATAAATCTTCTAAAGAAAATAAAGAAAGAAGTAAGAGAACTGAAAGAAGAATCCGTGGTGCCGGTCTTCCTGGCCCTACAAAAGTTTCTGGAAGATACACAGAAAATCCTGGAACACCTCAAGAAAAGAAAGTGGGTGAGAAGTCTCATGTAGTTTCTTCTGGTAAGATGGGTAAGAGGAAGTTCAAAAAGACAGTTGAGAAACTGGGTACAGAGGCTGGACTTAAGCGTAAAAAGAATGTAAAATCAGGATCATCCAAAGATGATCAGGATTCAGTTCTGATTCAACGCAAAAAAGGAGGATCTGCTACCCTAAAAGGAACTTCCAAAACATCTTGGCCTGGTAAGGGTAAGAATGTTAAAGTTGGGAAGATGAGACCAGGACGCACTGGTGAATTTGACACTAAAGTGAAAAACAAAACATTTACTTATGAAGAAAAATAAATTTCCATTTCCACATCACGTTCTTGAAGAAAAAAAAGAAGTTTGGATTCTCTGCAACAGTAGCATTACTGCTATGGGTATTCCTACCCTTGTGAAGCAATAC